TTCGGACTTTGTTGAATCAGAGCATCCTTGGTTTTATTCTGATGGAGTAATTATATTTAAAGAGCGGCAAGATTATTTTTACATGAAATTGTTTGGTTTAAATGACTTGGATTAAAAACGGTTTAAAACTTATTTATAATTCATCGAATAATAATCGAATGGGTTTTTTAAAAATAAAAACAAATGTTAAAAATTTGACTCAATTATTCGGTCCTGGAGCCTTGTGTTGTCATTCGCTTGTGCAAGACATGAAATTGGAAATAATCATTTATGATTTAAGAGATTTTTGTTCATCTTCAGAATTCAAATGGTGTTTATCTTTGAGGTCAAATCTAGTAGATGAAATATTATCTAATGACACCATATATTTCAAAGAAGAAACAGATTTAGTTTTGGCAAAATTGGTATTAGAATGATAACTTGCGAAACGTGCGGAAAAATATTTAAAAAGCAAGGTTTTTTAGAAAAGCACAAAGAGACGTGTAATGATTTGACTTGTGAATTTTGCAAGAAGCAATTCAAACAACAAGTAAGATTTTTCAATCACATGTGCGAACAAAAACGCCGTCATATCGAAAGAGATGATAAGCATGTCAAACTTGGTTATATGTCTTACAAACATTACATAAGCAGGACTAATAGATTGAACATGAATGTTCCAACTTATGAAAATTTTTCAAATAGTAGTTTGTATAAAGAATTTGTTGATTTTGGTAGACATTTGATTCGAATAAATGCAATTAATCCAATTGGATTTGTTGATTTTCTAATTAAGATGCAAACACCTTTAAAAAAATGGATGGCAACAACAACATATGAAATTTATATTAGAGAGTTAAATAAGACTGAAACTCCTATACAAGCTTTGGAACGCAATATTTTATTAATGCAACAATGGTCAATGGAAACTGGTGAAGACTGGACTGATTTTTTCAGAAAAATTTCTACAACACATGCTGTTCTTTGGATAAAAAGCGGTAGAATAAGTCCATGGTTATTATTTTCAGCATCGTCTGCATCAGCATTGATGAGCAGAATGAATTCAGAGCAATTGGAAATTGTTAATCAAGCAATTGACACAAATTTCTGGGAGCATAAATTAAAGAGGCATCAAGAAGATATGAAAAATATCCAAGAAGAATTAAGCAGGGCAGGAATATGAGCAATAAATCAAGATTATACGGTAAACGAGACAATGAAGAAAAAAAACCAAAAGTGTTTTTAAATTCTACTTCATCAAATTATCATATTATAAACCAAGATGAAAAAAATTTAGTTGTTCCAACTTTAGAATATGTAAAAAAACTTGAGCAAAGTATTACTTTGTTATCAAGCAAAATTGAAACTCTTGAACGAAAAATTCGAGAACTTCATGGCATAAATTCTAAAATAAAGCATTACGTAAATAAACATGATAACAAAATAACTGTCATGGAAAATGAAATAGATAACAAGATTGATAGGAGTTAATCATGAGTTCAAGAGTTATCATTAATGATTTTAGTATAAACCGTAGATTTTTTGTCAATATTGAAAAAGAAGATTTTGATATGATTGAATTATTTTGGGACAATCCAGACAAAATTTTGGATGATTTACAAAGCAATTATTTTTTTGAAGGAAGAAAAAGTTGGAGTAAATTATCACCAACTCATTATCGTTTGCTTATTACAAAAAATCTTACTTATGTCGCTGCCCTTACAGAAGCAGAACGCGCAGACAAAGATAATAACGTGGTAAAATCTTTGAGATTTCTTTTGACAGCTTTGATTTATGCTTTGGAGACGAAAGCGGAAAGTCTGATTGAATTAATGAAAATCACTCGTATTGATGAATTTCAAGTTGTTTTTGATTATACAGCAAATATTAATATTCCTCTGAATATTCAAAAACCAGAAGAAAAAAAACCATTTACTGTTATTGTAGATAATGAATCTGGCGAGTAATTAATTTTCTATAAATACAATCATGTAGATATAATGCAAAAAAGGAGCGTAAATCATGGGATTTTCAACAGACATTGATATTGACGTTCCGAATCGTGAAAAAGTCCTTGAAAATTTGCCATGCATTGCAGCCATGAATACTGGACGCGCAATCAAACACAATTCCGGTGTTTATTTTCAAAATATTCCTGTTCATCCAATTGATGGTCTTGCGGCTTATGATCATATTGAAGCATCAGAAAAAGGGTTCTTTAAAATTGATTTGCTGAATAATTTAATTTATGAAGGCATTAAAGATGAAGAACATCTTGATAAACTTTTGAATACCGAACCTGTATGGGAACTATTTCAAAATGAAATGATTGTTTCTCAACTTGCCCAGGTTAGCGAACATTTAGATGTTCTTGTAAAATTCAAACCAAGAAGTATTGAAGAATTAGCAATTTGCTTGGCACTTGTTCGCCCTGGAAAAAAATATCTTATAAATAAACCATATGATGTAATTCTTAAAGAAATTTGGATTCCAACAAAACAATACTTCTATAAAAAACCTCACGCAATTGCTTATGCTGCTTCTATAGTTGTTCAATTAAATTTACTCGTTGAAAATTTATGTTCTGGAAATTAAGTTATGACTTCATCAATCATAACCATCTACAATGTAGATGATCCTTTTTTGAAACTTGACTGTTTTAATGACGAAACAAATAGATTGATTTGTTCTATACCATTATTTCAAATGTATGGTTCTGAAATTAATTTTAACCAAGGCAGATTTAAAAAATTTTCTTCTGATATGCCACCAAATAAAGTTTTTTTGCGCGTTGATTCAAATTCAGAAATGCCTTTGACAGAACGTTTTCGAATAATACTAATATGGATAAATGATGTAAATAAAAAAAATCTATGGTCATTTTCTGGCAGAGTATTAGAATACAAAAATCAATTTTATAGAATTGAATTTATATTTGGATTTGAAGATGTTGCAGTAAGTTTTGCGTTTGCAATGGCTTTTATTTGATGTTTATTTTTCCTTTTACAAAAATAATTTTGCCACCAGATGATTATGTTTTTAAAATTAATCAACCTCTATTAAAAAGATTATTTATAATGGGTTTTAGAGACCAATATGATTTTTTATTTGATAATGATATAGAATATGATTTACTTGTTGATGAACTAACAGATGATAGAGACGTGGTGTTATTCTTTAAAATTAGTCTGGTAATTTATGATGAAAATGATGCTGCATTATACAAATTATTTTTTCACGAGATACATTCATGACATCTGAATCTATAAATCAAATAAACAAAGATTACCTTGGACCAAAGTTAAATATTTACAAAATGATTGAATTGGATTTAAAAAATATCATTGAATGCAAATCAGACATGAAAGGTCAATTTATTTCAAATTGGTGCATAAAAAATTGCAAGCATAAATGGTATATAATTCCTGCGCCAATGCAAAATTATGTTTTGTTTGAAAACAAAATCGAAGCATCGCTTTTTAAATTATTAACTGATTAATCTGTTTTTTTGACTAATGTAACTTGACGTTTTCTAACTCGTTTTGCAATAGTTTCATGTAAAGAAACCATTGGTGGTCCAGCTTCAATATTAAAATCTTTTCTTGAAAAATGTTTCAGACAAACTCGAAAAGGTTTGAATTTATCTTTCAAAAAAATATTTATTGGAATTTGGCGATTACTTTCCCACCACCACAAATCTCCACACTTAAGAAACTCTTTGCGTGCTTCCCCTGGGGGTAACATATCCAAAACATACATTGATATCAATTGCGCATCACTGTTTTGAACAATACCCAAGTATTCTTTATCAAGTAAAGTAGCAAATGTCAAAAATGGAAATTTTTCTAAAATGTTTTCAATTTCTATATTCATGAAAACTATTTAGCAAATTGAATTTCTGAATTTTTTTCTCTGTTTTTTAAATTTTTCTATGACTGTCGGGATTAAGTTGATGAAAATGCGGAACTTTATAATATCTTACTTTCACTGGAAGCTTTTTTTTCATCAATATAGGAAGATTTTTCATCTTCAATATATTGTTTAACATTCTCCGATAGCCGCATTTGGTGTTGCGGTCAGTTTCAGGCAAATCTAATACTTTTCTGGAAATGTTTTCAAGAATATCCAATTCAGTTTCATCTGCATCAATAATAACGGTAGATTTGCTTATGCTCTCTGCATTACATATTTTCTGCATCAACACCGTAGGAATTTCAATATTTTGATGCCTTCTAACTTCAACAGGTATAACAACCAACGCCATTTACTAACCCTCCTTCACATTCATTTAACATAACATTTCGATTTGTCAAACATAAATAGATAATGCCTCTTAACTTATACAATACCCCACAAGTTGTAACTTTGGTTCGTCCAGAGTCTGGGAATGCATCTGGAAATATATTAATGAATTATCCTGTAAATCGCTCATATTTTAAAATTGTTCAAGGTGTGACAAATAATCTTGAAGTATTTGTTCGAGATGTTGACCACCAAATTTCAATGCTCAATACTTCGGCAACTGCTTCTATCTCATTTTCTGGAACGTCTGGCACCGATATTCCTGCTGGAACAATTATTTCAACATCAGATAACACACTATTCCAAACCCAAACTGATTATACTGTAGGAACATCCTCTACAGTAATCATAGAAGCCGTCAACACTGGTCCGCTATCTTATCCTCAATCAACTTTTGTAAGCCTCGCTTCGCCCATTTCAGGAGTTTATGGACCCACACTTGCCAGCGCTATATCTGGCGGCAATACAGCAACATTAAGTTTTAATATAATTGACCGTTGGAGTGAAACAATTCTTTTACAAAGAACAATGACAGTTATTGATATTACAAGATCATTTTATAATGTGGCAATAACACCAAGTGATGTCATTGATTGGGCAATTGGAGAATATCAATATTCTGTAACTGTAACAAATTCTGATTCAAGCGTTATTATTCTTTACACTGATTTAGATTATTCTCCATATGGCAACATTGCATTAGTTCCTGGTCCATTCCCGCAAGCTGCACCTGTTTTATCAATGGACCCATCAACATGGAATCTCTTAAATTATTATCAATATAGTCCTTTACTTATTGGTTCTTCTCAATTTGGATATCCGCAAGGGTCTCAAACATTTACATTTTATCTTTCTAATTATACTGGAACAATTAATATCTACGGAAGTTTAAATCAAAATCCTGACCCAACAAATCCAGCAGATTTTTTTATTGTTGCACAACCATATTATGTTAATCAAAATGGTCCACAACAATTAACAGTCAATGGAAATTATATTTGGATGCAAGTTCAAATTCCAGTATTCCAAAGCAGTCTTTATCCAAGTATGCCAAATACAACGCCACCTTATGTCATGGGTTCGATAACTCAGGTGTTATATAAAAATTGAAATATATTGAGATATTTGAAAATAAAAAATACTATATTGGAAATTGCAAAGACTCTTTCGATGATGGTATTGTACCAACTCAATCAGTGATTGGGACCATGTAAATGATTTTGCTGTTGCGGAAGAAAATAAAACGATTGTTTCTCCAGAAACATTTTTTGCAAATTGCGATGTGCCAAAAGAACTGCTCAAAAAAAAGCATAAAATAGAATATCAATTTTATTCGGATTCAAACATTTATGCTTTGTATGACGAAACAACGGATACTCATTATTTTTTCGGCACTTGACAAATTTTTTCAATTATGTATTATGATGGGACAGTGTTAAGAGAGCCGAAGTACAAGGTTTTCGTGGTTAGATGCGTGGCTGTCGGCAGAAGAGAGTCATTTGGGGCGGTTTTCCCCGTTCACGTGCCGGGTCGCCGGCTCATCGATGGGTGCTGGAAAACCGATGTTAGGATGACGCCGGGTTCGCCCGAACTTATCCCGGCATTTGCGATTCCCCACAAGCTGTTGAGTGGACCGCTAGTTGCAAATAGCGGTCCACAATACTTTTAAATGGCATTCTTGCATGACATCATGTAAAAATTCCTAAATGTCATCCATTAACTGGCTTTTGTTTATTAGACTTAGAAAAAATTTTAAATTTGAAACATCAGATTTAGATAATGAAATCTATGAATTTAAAATTCAATTTAAAGTTCCTTATTTTAATAATCCACGAATAATATGTCTTAAACAACATAGATTAAGGGATTTTTTTAAAAAAACTCATAAAGTTGAAGTCGATGTAAGACAAGCATTTAGTTGGGTTATTTATGTAGATTTTATTCGCAATTACATGATTTGGTGCATAGAAAATTGTAAATCATCATGCTGGTGTGAATATAAATATGATCCTCTTGATCGTTCTCATAGTTTAATTTTTTGTTTTAAAGATGAAAAAGATGCTACACTATTCAAGTTATTTTGTTGACAATAAATCTATTCATGTTATAAATGTTTATCTGGGTCTTCAACTCGCTCGCTCCTGAGAGCAGTGCACATGAGTTGGAGATGACTTCAGGCAAAGTCTGATACGTTGTGGGTTGTAAGACACTGTGAAATGTAACCCTCTTTTCTGGTTCATCAAACCGCCAACTCGGTAAATATTATATGACTAAGAGGGGATGCAGTTGGGCATCCCTTTTTTATTGAATTTTTCTTTGTATTTTTGATAGATAATAAAAATACAAAAAAAGAAAAATAAAAAATGACAATATTATATACTTCCGATTCGCATTGGTTTCATGAAAGAATAATAAAGTTCTGTAATCGTCCTTATTCATCAGTTGATGATATGAATAAAGATTTGATTGTAAAATGGAACACAAAAGTAAAAACAGATGATACTGTTTATTTCTTAGGTGATTTTGCAATGGGAAAATTTAATCAACAAGAACTTGCAGATGTTTTTAATCAATTAAATGGCACAAAGCATTTAATATATGGAAACCATGATCATTCTGCTGTCAAAAATCTTTCCTGGACATCTCAACAAGATATTTTAACTGTAACCGATTATGGTTTTAAAATTGTTCTTTTTCATTATCCCATGCGTTCTTGGAACGGCATGTATCATGGTGCTTATCATTTATTTGGTCATGAACATGGCAACATGCCTAATCTTGAAAAAGCTGCTGATGTTGGCGCAGATAGTTGGAATATGTTTCCTGTAACTTTTGCTGAAATTAAACAAAGATTAGATCAAGAACAAATTGAAAGAGAACAAACAAAATGAAAATGAAATCAAAAATAGAAACAAAACATATTGTAAAATCAGAAATTGATTGGAGAACATTAAATTTTAGAAATAGAATTTTCTTGAATGATTGTAAAATTGGTCAATTTGTTTGTTTTTATGTTCATGCTCCTGGTGACTATGGTGCCGCATTTGGCAGATACGCATATATTGAATCAATAGAAGATGATAATTTTACTGGCGGGATGGTTTATACGCTTAAAACTTGGGTAGGAGACGAAAGCTATTTTGGAAAAATTATTGTAAGAAATGATGATTTCTATTATTTAGAAAGATTATCAATAAACGAAGATGTTCCAAAATCTATTTTAAATGATATTGAGAACAAATAATTGTTTGAAAAAAATGAAGTTTGGGAAGCAATAGATTCCAAATTGATTGGCGCTAAACGTGGCAGCAAAGGTTTCATGCAAATCAACTGTCCGATGTGCGTTTCAATGGGAACATCACAAGATACACGAAGAAGATGTGGAATCAAATATGAAGGAGACCAAATAGGAATCAATTGTTTTAATTGTGGTTTCAAAACAAAATATATTGTTGGTGAACAACTTCCAAAAAAAATGCAAAATTTTATGGACCATCTTGGTGTTTCCGAAAGTGAAATAAACAAGGTCCAATATTGGGCGTGGATTTATTATAAGAATACACATAAACAGGAGATTTATAATAAACCAATATTTAGAAAACCAATATATGAAAAAAAAGATTTTGAAGATGAATCAAAAACTATTTCATTTTGGTTAAATGAAAAATTGGATTATCCAAAATTTATAAGAGCCGCAAATTATGTTTCTGGAAGAAGTCATTCAGCAAATCCAGATGACATTTATTGGTCTCCGAAGTTTGAAGATTACATTATGATTCCATGTAAATTCAATGGAAATATGGTTGGATGGACGGCAAGAGCGACGGATGATGAGATAAAACCAAAATATTCAAATACGTTTATTCCAAAAGATTTTATATTCAATTGCGATGTAATGACCAAATCAGATAGAAAATATTTGATTATAGTTGAAGGAATATTTGATGCGATTGCCATTGATGGAGTGTCATTAATGACAGGTGCAAAAATAACTGATTATCAAATACAATGGCTAAATAATTGTCCTTTAACTAAAATTGTTGTTCCTCATAAAGATGATACAGGTAAACGTTTAATTAAAGCAGCATTGGATAATAACTGGTATTTGTCATTGCCTTCAATTTCAACAGGGAACGGCAATCGATGGCATTCCGATATTAAAGATGTTGATGAAGCAGTTAAAAAATATGGAAAGCTTTGGACACTCCATTCTATATTAAAGCATATCACAAATAATAAAATAATAATTGAGAATATATCTCAAAAAATTTAAGTAGGGTTTTTAATGAATAATAATAAAATAGAAAATGATTTCAGTGAAGAAGTTCAAAAAGTTTATCTTGAATGGTTTGTTACAGAACCAGATATGTTTGCGTTATGCAGAAATATCATAAAAGCTGAATATTTTGATAGTGAATTGCAAGGTGTTGCAAAATTTATTGTCGATTATGCGGATGAAAATTCAACTATGCCTTTGCCTAATCAAATTAAGGCAAAAACTGGTGTTGAAATCAATCGTTTACCAGATGAATTAAAACAGCATTCAACATGGTTAATTAAAGAAATTGAACGATTTTGTAGAACAAAAGCTTTAGAGCAAGCTGTATTTTCTGGCGTTAAATTAATCAATGAAAATCGCGGTGGAGAACTAGAAAAACGCATTCGTGATGCTATGTCAATCAGTTTAATTACTGATCTTGGCTATAATTATTTTAAAGATGATGCATTTACACGTCTTGAAAAAATGAAAGATAAATCTGGATTTATCAGTACGGGATGGAATGCATTTGACGATAAATTATATGGTGGATGTTCACGCGCTACTTTAAATATATTCTTGGGAAGAAGTGGAGAAGGTAAAAGTGTTGTTCTCCAAAATCTTGCATTAAATTATTCAACTGCTGGATATAACGTTGTTTATTTCACATTGGAATTGGCTGAAAATTTAGTTGCATTTCGATTTGATGCAATGACATGCGGAAAGTCAACAAAAGAAGTAATAAAAGATGTTCCAGAAGTTTCTTCTTATTTGAAGAATTTGGGAAAAACTGCTGGTGATTTGATTATAAAAAAATTACCAGAAGGTGGTACAACAGTAAATCATTTCAAGGCATTTTTAAAAGAATATGAAATCAAAACAGGGAAACGTTTTGATGTTATAATTGTTGACTATCTTGATTTGATGTATCCAACAAACATGCAAGTGAATCCAAGTGATTTATTTGTGAAGGACAAATATGTTTCTGAAGAATTGCGTGCTTTGGCTTTTGAATATGACGCCATTTTATTTACAGCAAGTCAAATTAATAGATCAGGAAGTCAAGTAGAAGAATTCGATCATAGTCATATTGCTGGTGGTATTTCCAAAATTAATACGGCTGATAACGTGTTCGCTATTTTTGCTCCTGATAGCTATAAATCAAATGGTAAAATGCAATTTCAATTTCTTAAATCAAGAACTTCAAATGCTGTTGGTAGTAAAATAGACATGTGTTATGAACCTTATACAATGCGGATTACAGATAGAATTGAAATTGGTATAAAAAAAACTGAAGATTTGAGAAAAGAAGTAAACCAAGGAAGTACAGGAGAAAAAGCAAGCGTTGCTGATTTGATGTCTAAACTTAGAAATGGTGCAGTGTGAACTACCCGGCTTTCATCCCACGCCCTAAAGAGGCGTGGGTTTTCCCGCCGCACAGATAAAATCCATCAATTATATTTCCAAACATTGGTGATTGCTAAATAGTAGAATTACTATTTGGCAATACCATGGACGATGAATTTGTAAAAATGAGGGGGCTTATCAAATTGGTCGAATATACTGATTATTCCGAACCTGAATTTATTGAAGAATTTGAAGAAACTCCTTCTCAAGATAATTCCGCTCTAATTGAAAAATTGAATGATTTGGTTTTTAAATTAAGAAGCCATTATGAAACTGAAGATAGTGATAAATCTCTCGGAATAGAACTTGGTATGAGCATGGCAGCAGAAATGCTTGAACATGTCATTAATAATTTTGGAGAATAATCTTGGATAAAAAATTTAGTAGCTTATTAACTGAATTATCAGATTATGCTCCAAAGCGTGACCGTGATTTATTTATTGAATCAAGAGCGCAACAAGTTATCGCATCTGCTGTTCATTTGTTGAAACTTATCAGAGAAAGCTATGATGCTGAAACAGCAGAAGATTTATCAAAAAGATTAGTGCGTTCTATTCTTTCAGAAGATGAAGAAAAGTTTCGTCGCAAAATTCGTGCTATAAAAAAAGGTGGAAGCGATAATGAATGAAAGAATTGATGAATTAGATTTGTTTAATAATAAAGTTGGAGATTATTTCAATAGAAGAGAAGGTGTAAAACAAGCCAAAAATATATCTAATGTATTGATGAAAAAATACATGGAATATCTTGGAAGAAATAAATTAAAAGCAAATCCAGGAACGCTCTCAAGTTTCTTTCAAAGAACAGTTGAAGATGGCGATACATATTCTGAAGTTGCTATGCAAGCTGCTGTCGATATTGCTAAACAAAAAGCAATTAGACAGAGGCAGGCATATCAACAACAAAAAGCCAGACAAGACAAAGCCCAACAAAGAAAACAAACAAATCAACCACCACCAAATCCGCCACCAGCAGGCGCAACAAATAATTCGAATCCAAACTCAACAGGTGGAGGCGGCAGTGCAGGCGCTTCAGGTAATTCAAATCCAAACCCAACAGATAATGGTGGTGATGACGATGCCCCTCCTGCGGCTAATTTGTATGATAATAAAGCCATTAATCAAGCCTCCAATATCATTAATAGAGATTTATTAAATCCTGCAAAAGAACATGAAACATTGCAACTTATAAAATTATTGGTGCAAGCTGGAATAAAATACGGCGGAAAAGATCAAGAAGAAGTTCATAATTGGTTGATGCAACTCAAACAAAATCCAGAATTAGCGAAAGCAAATCCACAATTATTTCAAGCTTTGACTAAACCTTCGCCTGCAAGTAACCCTAAAGGGACGCCAACCAATTTAGGAAAAACAAATAATGGTCAGCCAAAAGTAGCACCACCACCAATAAAATCAGAAACGCCAACCAATTTAGGAAAAACAAATAATGGTCAGCCAAAAGTAGCACCACCACCAATAAAATCAGAATCATTTAATAGAGCCATCAATTTTGCTTCATTTCTTGTTGAATACGATTTGCGTACCCGTGATGCATTTAATGGCGCTTTGCAATTTTTAAATGAAGTAGACGTAAAAGATAACGACACAATCGTTACTGATAGCAACGGTGTGTCAACAGTTAAATCAAAAGATGATTATGCTAAAGAATTAAGAGATACAAAATTATCTCGTAGTGAAATTATGCAAATTCTTTATAAAGTTGCTGCCGAAATGGTTAACAGCGGCGATTTTTACTTCGATAGTAAAGAAGGAAAAGATAATAATTACCGTCAACAAACAGGAACAAAACCACACAATACTGGTCCTGGTGAAAAACCAAATTTAAGAAAAGGAAGAGTTGATTTATATACATTTGAAGAAGATTTAAAAAGAAACAAAGAATATAAATTTGATGATGATACAAATAAAGAGGCAGTTGATTATATAAAACGAGGATATGATATGGGCAAAAAAAATCTATATGAAATCGAAAAATATTTTGATGATGCTGTTTCAAAAGATAGAATAAAAAGACCAAAGAACTATCTTATAATTTTAAAAGCATTACAAAAAAGCGCGGGTAAAGATTAATGTTTGAATTTATAGCAAATTTATCTGAAAGCGCTGCTTTTTCTTCTAAATCATCTTTGAGAAAATATTCCGAAAAAGAATTATGTGAAATCGTATTTTTGTTTATTGTTACATTGCGAATTTTATTATGGTGCGAAGATACCAAGGAATGGGCTAGAAATTACTGTAAGAAAACCACACGCGCCTCTGATTTCAAAACATGGCGTACTGATGCCACCGATTTATATGCTGCCATGTACGGGCTTGTGGTGGACAAAGAAGACCATTCTTTTTCCCCAAAGCTAGTTTGGAATTGGTTGCATAAGGCATCAACTGGTCATTTGAGCGCATTTGATTCAAGAGAATTTTTTGTAAAACTTGATTCGTATTTTCATATAAGAAATGAATCCATGAAAGCAGTCCGTCGCCTTGCTATGGATTTTTATCGTTTGAATAGAACAGAAGAAAAATTATGTATCACAAGACTTCTTCAATTACTTCGTCATAGAGTGCCAAAATCAGAATTACTGGCTCAATTAAAAGAATTGGCTGATAGCAGAAATTATGAAATTGAAGGAGCATATGATAAAGAAGCAAGCATTTTAAAAGATTTGCATAAAAAAGTCAGCGAAAATGCTTCTGCTGGTGCTACAAGCGCAGCATCAGTTGCAAGTGTTGCTGGTGGATTGGGTGCAGGATTCGATGATGATTTTTCAAAATCTATATATGGCAAGAAAAAAGAAAAACTGCCTCTCATAATAAAAAGATAAAAGGGGGCTTCAGCCCCCTTTTTTTTCTTAGGTTTCCAACATCTTCTTCAGTTCAGCAATATCCTTGCCTTCAAGAGCGGTGTTTTCTTTCCGCTCAATAATTTCCAGAACCTTCGCACGAGTCGCCGCTTTTTCACGGGCTTTTTCGGCAATGGCGGCTTCGTCCAGCTTGGTCTTGATGACAAACTTGACGATTTCAAGTTTACCTTCCAACTCCTTGCTTTTTGCCGTACCAGCAGGATTTGGCGTCACGAAGCTTTCTTCGCTGGCGCTTTTCAGTTGATGATTTATGCCCTTGGCAATCCCATCGAGAGACGCGCGGTTTGCTGCCGAAGTGGTCAGTGGAAGGCTCCACAAATCCTCAAATGCCAGCGCTCCATTTGGAGATTCAAAACGATACTTGTTACGGGCGGCAGCTAAAAATAATTCTTCCATTTGTTCTTTCTCCTTTTTAAAACTTCACTTTGATGGTCCGATTAAAACTGCCTTTGACACGGCAGATAACCTCTGATTTTAGTGTTGATGAAAAACCAAGCCCACTCAATTGCTCACTTGATTCTTCAACTTTAAGTTTTGAACCCAAAACTTCAAAAACTTTTCGATGAGGCGTCAAGTCATCCAAAAGAAATTCGTTGTAAAAACCGCGAGCCGATTCAGGATTAGCACAGTCTTCCAAAATAAAGAAGACATGCCGATTGCCAGTGCTTTCGCCATCCCAATGATTAGGCGAATTCAATATCATGCTGGTACGATGAAATTTCTGAGTCGAAATTCCCCATTTGTTTACAGAAGCAGATTTTTCTCCAATCGATTTCACAAGCTTGAAACCATCTTTGCGCGTGTAATTAAACACAGCAACATTAACGGTCTGCTTATTTGGCACGTCTTTATCATAAGCAAAGAAATATGACTTGCCATCACATTCAATCTCTACTTCAAATCCAATATCGCTTGTTTCACGATTACAATATTGATTAACATCAACAGAATAATTGCCTTCTTTCAGCCTGTCTTTCGATGGCCATGTGACATTTTCGACTGGTGTTCTTGTGTTTCCACCACCAGCATTTGCATCAACATCAAGATTTCCGCCTGTAATGGCATCTCTTTTATTGATGAAATTGATTTTCGAAGAATTTGGTTGCTGCACATGAATGTCCAAATCATCATGGTTATGCCATGATAATGAACAACGAAGAAAACCAGTCACATTTCCACCAGCACGCTTTACGCGTTCTTTAATGGAATCTGTTACATCTCCATTGTATGACCAAGAAAAATTGTTTTTCCATTTGAATATACGCGCAGCAGTTGGATTTTTCGGCGCAATCAAACTCATCAAATTGCCCTGTTGAGAAGTATCAAACCATACATCAACAGATGTCACATTCGGCAGGATTTTCGTCAGGAAGTTTTCAATCGTGACTTCCTCAATTTTATCAAAGTCAGGCGTCTTTTCTTTAGCATCAGCCTTCAACTCATCAAAAATTCCACCAGTCATGGCTTGTTTGGCTTTACGGTCAGCAAATAACACATTGTTAACCGTAATATCAGTCGAAACAGCATAACGACGATACAGAGAGTCCTGGATGCCCAAATCCACAACTTTTTTCTCAGCTTCTTCAATCATACCTTTGGTAACCAAAGTTTTTGACCGCTTGTAATTTTGCGGCGCAACCTTGGATTCAAACATTTTCACAGCATCTTCAATATCAATACCTTTGCTCAAATCAACAAGCAAAGTGCCAATCGCCATATTCTTGATTTTTGAAGATTCTTTTAATTCCAAGGATTTCATCCAAAGGAATGCATCTTTTTCAATGTCGGTTTTGAGTTTTGTATATTCCTTTTTCAGTTTTAAAACCATTTCAACAGTGCGCTTGAATTCCTCGCCACGATACAAGGAATTTTGGGCAATCAATTCCAAAACAATATCGATGGCTGATTTCTCAATCATTTCCAAAGAAGATTTTAGAACTTCTTTATTTGTTAAAGCTTCTCCCTTGATGGTGTCCACGCTTCGATTTGATTGATAATATTTGGATGGCAAATTGACGGCTTTTATCAACGCCAACATCTTTTTGGAAATGACGGAAAATATTCTTGATTGGTTTGGTTTTGATGTATTCCGCAAGCTTGGATGCGACCACACCATAATGGTCATCCAATTTGGATGACGAATCCCAAACGGTGTGCATTTCACCGTTTTTAAACGCAATAACGCCGCCACATTGACGGATGAATTGCTTGCAGCAATTACAATTATGTTCAGTTCTGGTCTTGTAGATAGGGTCAGTACCCTCTGGGAAACTGTTTAAATACAAATCCCAAAGTTCATTTTTGTCCACATCAACTTCAAAAAGTTCAGATTCATCCGCGATTTTAACCAGTTTGGCAACTTGGTTTGAAACAGCATGCTTTATGGTGTTGAAATCGCTCACTTAACCCTACTCCTACCTAATAATCTTTAGAGTAAACTGACTGAAAGCGTTTGACAAGTCAATAAAAATCCTAAATAGAATTATGTATTTGACAGAATTATTCCGTTTAACCGAAATCAATGTTGGTAATGTAACACACGGCGATGCAGAACAATATTACGGTTATAGCTTGAATTATAATGAAATTATGAAAATGTTTGTTGATTTTTCATTTGACAAAAGTTTTAAAAAAATGGGAACAATTGCATACAAAGGAATAATTTCTCGACAATTTATTTCGATGTTCAAGACATGGAAAATTAAAGGAACAGATTATGATAATTCACAATCCAAAGACTATAAAAAATTCTACAATAAGCAAAAATCCACAAAACAATATTTCAGATAAATAACTGCATGTTTATCATAGATTTATTCGAAAAAGAACAATTTAATATCGATGCCTTCCACGGAACGGGCAGTAATTTCGATGCTTTCGAATATAATAAAAATGCGCGCGGCAATTCTGGAGCAAGAGAAGCAGGAATAGGATTTTGGTTTACCAATAATCCACAAACAGCTTCAGATTTTGCTCACTGGTCATCTCGAAGTCATGAAGGTGGACAAGTTTTACCAGTAAAACTCAGAATAAATCATCCTTTAATTTTAGATTCATATGATAAACTAAAAGATATCGTTGATAAATATACAACGTTTGCAAAACCTGGATATATTTTAGGTGATAGAAACATTAGAATGGTTCAAGACAAAACAGATTTTGAAAAATTGCGTCATGATTTAAAATCAAAAGGTTATGACGGAATTATTATCAAAAATACTTTGGTTGATAGTCCTGATGGTAAAACACCAATAGACCAATATATTGTTTTTGATGCTTCGCAAATACGTTCAAGATTTGCAAAATTTGACCCTACCAAAAAAGATAGCACAAATCTTCTGGATGGTATCATACGAGAGTCCGTTGAAAAAATTTATATTAATGGTAAAAAAGTAATTGTTTTTAAAAATCCTAATAGACAACAGTTGGATAATATCTTCAATTTAAACAGGCTTGAAGAAGAACAAGAAAAAGCAAGAGGAATAATAAGCAACAATATTCTTTATGTTTGGGATGCAAAACTTGCTACGCATGGACAAATTCGATATGATTTAGGTTTAAACAAAACCAAAACTATTGAATTATATTTGTACCCAGATGATTTTTGACATTCAATTAATGAATAATGATGATGATAGTTTAAGCGAAAAACAATTGTATCGTTACATTCAATTGATTCCAAAAGACAAATATGATTTAATAAAAACAAATTGTCTTGGTCATTATAAGTTCGATGAAGAAGGAAACATAACAAAAAATTTTGCTAATGTTTCTGATTGCATAGATGAAATCGGTAATGATATAATCATAAACTGTAAAAAATATATTATCGATGGCGACTTTCTTGATGGAGATTATACCAACAGCGATTTAAATGATATAATTAGTAATTTACCTGATGACCTTGATTAAGATTGTATATCAGTAAACAGTATCCAGAAGAATTTCATGACAAAATGAGAGCAAGAGAAATTGAAGATATTTTGGAAGAATATGAAGAAGACGAAGAAGATTTAATTGGCGCTTTAAGATGGGCAGATTATAATGCACAAGAAATGGGCGCTAAAAAAGATATGTGTGAACATTTTGAAAAAGCTATGAGTGATGCTCATGTGACTTACACAGATTACGATAGTCCATGCCATATATCTGTGTCATAGTTTTTAAAATTTCTAAACAATCACCATGAAATATTTTTATTTTATCCATTATTTCTATTTTAAACAACTATACTGATGAATTCAATTTAAAAAGATATTGGTCCTGGTGCCACAAAACAGCAATATATCAACAAAACGGTCATCCCGCCGCATAAACAAATAACTAATTGTTTTGGATAATTGCATGGGAAGTGGCACTACTGGAATCGCTTGTATGCAAGAAGAACGAAAGTTTATTGGTATCGAAAAAGATGAGAAATATTTTGAGATAGCCAGTAAACGAATGCAAGATGAATATAAGAAAAGTAAAACGCATTAAACGAAATTTTGCCATTATACGGAATAATCACAATGTGCAGTAGAAAGTGGTCAGTTTAATCAAATTGTAGAAAATTTAAATTACGGCGCAGCGGGATTATTGGACTGCATTAACAACAATGTATGTTGAAATATCATTCATCCAAAACAGATACAATAAATACAATATGCGTCTCTATGAAATCCTTACATTAAATAAAAATATCAATGAAAATTGGGATCATTATACTGATATTGGTCATGTTAAAGGATCATCTATAGTATATTATATGTTTCCTGGAGGAAAAATGCTAACCCATTTATATAATGGGAAAAAAGACAACCATGATGTTTGGTCAAGTTCAGGAAATGAATCAAAAGCAATCGCTGTTGGAAGAATTGATAACATAACAAAAAAAATTAGCGTCAGAACTCCTTTAGCTCCAGGTAATTCTTTTTCAAATATACCTCAAGCAAAACTTGATTTTATCTGTAAAAAATTGAAATCTCTATATCCAGATTTTGAAATTTGGTATTTCGGTAACGCGGCTACAGAAATTCGTAGATTAGATGAAGAAGTTCAAAATCCAAAAACCACACAAAAATATGTTTATCACGGCACAACATTATTTGAATGGAACTCTCAAAAAGATGGACAATGTTTTTTTACATCAAGCAAAGAAGAAGCTGTCCGCTATGCAGAAGAAGCCAATATAGCAGAATATGAACGCAAACACACAGACCGCGAAGGTGTTTTAAAAGGCTATTATGGAAATGAAGAAGAACCAATCATTGATGAAAGTATCGTTTCCATTATCGTAAAATTCTCATTGGCAGATTTGTTAAATCTGCAAAACAATGGTGCAAAATTTGAACCAGATTGGGGATGGGATGGTTGCACTTCTCAAACAACATGGCAAACAAGTTTAAAAACAGTTGGCTCATTTTGTATAGAGAATTTCAAACACGAATTCAAAAAACTAGGAAAAATTATAAAGGTTTAGTATATGCGCCTCTATGAAATTTTAAATACATCGTCAATTGATTCTGAAATAAAAAACATTATTGATAAAATATTAGATATTTTGAAAACTAATCCAAAAATTACTCCATTTATAGGAAGAATGAAAATATTTGGAAGTGTTGCACAAAGTAAAGAAAATCCAGGAGATGTTGATATTATGTTGGATTATTCTGATTTCAAAGGTAGATATTATCATCCATCAGAAATTTCAGGAATAAGTATTTTTTTATCTTTGGCAAGAAAATATTATGGCTCTGTAGACCCGTTTGTAAAAGTAGGAAAATTGCTGTACTGTAGAAATGATGCAGCTACAGGATGGATAGAAGCAAAACATGCCAGAAAAATTTGGTTAGATTCCCAAAAGTTTGGCAAAAACTTAAATGAACTAATTTAAATTAGCGCGTCATCTCCATCCCAAACTTAGGCATTCTGTTTTCTTTCCAGAATTTCCTTGACTTTCTCGCGGGTCGCTTTGCGCTCGCGGGCTTATCTGCATCAATCAAGGAATTTTTAGAAAATTCAAATATATTTTCAGAAAATTCTATAGATATGAAAGAACCACATTATGGTTTTTCTGGTTATAATGAAGATGCATTTGAAGATTCTGATATTGAAAGTATTTTAGACGAAAAAATCGAAGCTATTAGTTAGAGTCAGGAGTTGTTAGTAGTTTGAAAAATACTGATTCTGTTAGGGATTCAAAACTAAATGATGACTTGTTAAATGCCCATTCTTCTTTGCAGTTTTCATTGCACCATTTTGACAATTCACAATACTTTCCCAAGTCAGTATTCAATATTGATACATCAATAGAATTTTTCAAATTAATTTCTGAATAATTTTTGAATGTACGTAAATATTCAGAAATTCTTATTTTATATTCAGTTGATATTGAAAAAGAAATTATGTCAAGTTCATCATTTTTTATATCTGGTCTTATCTTCATTAAATTGTCATGAATTCTTTCGCTTGCACAAATATTATCGTTAATAAAATTACGTATTTTTTCTATATTATATAATGAATTATTTGATTCTATAGCATTAATTGCTAAAGTTGTTAAACTGGTGGTTAGCGTTGAATCCATTAATACATTCGTAAATATACTTGTAAAATACAGTGGTAAAAGTGTTGTCATTTTCTGAATATAAAATATGTAGATATCAAAAATCAATATTAAAAATTTACAGGTAAATCCGCAATATCAGAAACTTTGATATTCACCAATCTTAAAGTGCCATTTGCAATTGGTTTAAAAAACCCTTGCTGGTGAATAAATTGAAACCAATAAAACAAATAATTTGGAACAACTATTTCTTTTTCAATTACTTTTACACCAATCAATTCAGGACCATAAACCTTAACAGGCTTGCCAATTGTATCCAAAGAACCGCGACGGATAATCCAAAAATCTGCATCTTCGAATTTTGTTTTAACTTCGCATAGGTCTTTCAATCTAATTGTCAAATTATCTTCCTTGTCTTGCTATATGTCTAACATATTCATTAATTGTCAAATTATCTTCCTTGTCTTGCTATATGTCTAACATATTCATTGTAAGATTGAACCCCAACTCTTATTGAAATAATAGTATCTGCTAATTTTGGATCATTTACAATTGCAACACCATTTCTTAACAATGCTGCTTGAATTTCTTCATATGTAAATTTTGAACCATCAAAATTTGATGAATCTATATAAACTTTTCCAAAAGCTGCAAAAAAAATTATCGTAATATTTAATTTTTTGATTTAATTTATAAATAAATTTATAACCGTCTCATTTGAGACAATATTTTAAAGGATTATAATATGACTGACTATACATTTGGAGTAACCAAAGTTAATGGTTTTGCTTCATCAGATGAGGCACTTACAATTGGTTTAGACTTCTGGACTCTTAACACAGGTGTTAACATTCTCAGTTCTGCTACATCTGGTGGGACAACGAATTCACAACTTGCTTTAAACAAGCTTATCGAAATTGTTTCTTTACAAGGACAACCAGTAATCTTGAATAACCCAACATCGGCAACTGCTGGAACTGTTGTGACATACACAATGCTTTTTGCAATTGAGCACCCTGGCTCATGGATTTCTGCTGGCACATATACAGCAAGCCCTGTGCTTCCTGCATCTGGTCCACAAACATTGATTAATGCAATTCAAATCGGTGGCGTTAACTACGGTTTTGGTACAGATACATTGCTTGCCGCTTCGGTTCAAACAAACGTTATCCCATAAATCTTATAAGATTTATATTACTTCAAAAAGACCAGGAAATTCCTGGTCTTTTTTATTCAAATAAATACAATTATGAAATATTCAGAAATTTTAGAAAATAAAGAAATTATTGATGAATATCAGTTGATTACTTATGTTGCTTAAGACAAAAGATTTTGATTTTTCTAATGGCATCGTTGTTGGAAAAATTATGACAAAAGTTGGTTTACTTTATGTTAAAGAAATCAGTTCAGAAGACCAAATTGCTTATGGTGCTTTTGATAAGGATAAAGTTTTATGTGTTCTTGGTTTTTTAAAAACATCTGATTTTTTAATTGCCAAAAATGCAGTTACTGACCCCACATTCGTTGGTAAAGGTATTGCATCTGAATTATTTTATTTTGTAAACAAGACTTTGAATAATAAAATTTTAAGTGATACCCAATTAACTCCTTCAGGAGAATTATTGTGGAACTCTTTAGTAAAATCTTCAAAATTTGATTCAAAAATATATTATTTACCAACCAAAGAAACTTTTGAAATTTCTGATATTGGAAATAAAAAAACAAGTGATGGTGAAACAATC